GTCAGCCGCGGAGACGGTTATGATCGCCCCACGCTCCACATCATGAACCCCCGACGGCAGATGGATCTGCACGCCGTCGCCTGTGTGCTTGTAGTCAGTCGTTTTGGGCATGTTACAACAACCTCGCATGTGCGTTGATGGTCTGTCTGATGGTCGTGGCGGGGCCGTCGCCTGTCTCCACAGTCGACATAGACATCGACGATACCCGGCACCACAGGAGGCCCGACAGGCCCCCCAACTGCGGGTCAGCGGCTACGACGTCGGCAGCCGCTGACGACAAAACGATCGCCCTGGCTTCGCAATCCTGCGGGCTCGACCTCGGCTTCGAGTTCACGAACGTGACGATCTCCAGGTCGAACACTTCGAGGCGACGCCGGGGGCCGGTACTAAACCCAGACGGCTCATGGTCCGCGCTCTCGATATCACCGAGGAACACACACTCCCGTCGGGCCGCTCCGCCTGGGTCCCCGTAGGTGACCTGGACAGCGGACAACGTCGAATCTGCCTGCAATTCTGTTAGCAGTGCTGCTTTGAATGTCCCCATGATGGTAGCCGCCATCAGGTTTCATCCTCGCCGAGCGGGCGCAGGTTGAGTTGAACGAAATGCTGTTGCCCTTCTCCGTCTGGGAGCGGCGGCAGCGCCAAAGCTTCGCGTGCCTCGTCGATCGAGAAGATGCCTGCCATCAGGCCTTTCGAGTACCGGTCGAGGCTTTCGGTGGTGCCCCGGTTCAAGCTGGCCAGATCGAATTTCACATACGCGACGGTGCCTTCGCTGCCGAGGATCTGGCTGAAAGCCTGCTCGACGCGGGCCACGTACGGCCTGAGCGAGTACATCGAGAAGGCTACGTTTTGCTCATGCAGCCCTGACCCCCACGACGTCGAGCCTGAGGCGTCGGCGAGAAGATGTGGCGGCACCCCGTAGAGCCTGGCGACGTCGGCGACTGCCGCCTGTTTGGTGAGCAGGAACTGGCTGTCCTCTGGGGACAGGGACACGCTACTGAACTGGGCGCCCTCGGTCAGCACCGCCAACCGGTGCCCGTTGCCTGCGCCGCGGTGGACGTCATCCCACGCCGCTTTAAGCTGCTCTGCACCATCAGTGCTGAGCTGGCCGGGCACCTCGATGAGCGCCCCTGGGAGGCCACCGTTGCCGAAAAATGATGCGCCGTAACGCTGAGAGCCGAGCGCCAAGCCAAGCATCTCCCGCGCAGCTTTGATAGGTGAAACACCCTCCAGCGATCCGGGCTTCATCAGTCCTCTGAGCATCGTGATGTCTCGGGCGCTGAAAGTTTCGTTTGGCGTGTGTGAGCTCGTGAATCGAAGAACCCGGCGGCCTTCTTCGGAGGCGCCCAGTTTCGGGGTGATCGTCGAAGGGTCCAGGACCGTTAACTCAAGGACCCGGCCGCGGTCGTCTCGTAGGGTGGCCATGTACGCGTTGCCGTCGAGTAGCAGACTCATCAGGGCCTGCCCGATCACCTCGGTGTTGGAGAACACTGGGCTCATTCTCTCAACCCATCCCGGCACAGGCCTGAACGCCGTTTCAACTCCATCTTTCCGGGAGTAGACGTCGAGTGGAAGCGTCGAAATGGTGTCTGACAGCAGACGACATGCCCCATACACAGCACTAAGGGTCAGAGCCGAGTCATAATTGACCACTTCACCTGAGGTGGTCCGCTGGGTCAGCGTGTCTAAGCCGCGGCCGAACACGTCCTGAAAAGATATGTCTCGGCGTTCGGCGCTACCCCCGAGGATTCTTCTAAGCATCATCGGGAGGGGTCCTCTCATCGAGCACGAATGCGACACGGAGCGTTACCGCGCCTCCGGCTATATACGCCGCTGGCTCGTATATGAGGGCGAGCCCGAAAAGCGCCAGGGACAGCCCGGCGAGACACAATGCGACTGTGGCGGCTGCCATCAGAAAGCCACCGGAGCGCGATGGCGGTGGCGGTTGAGGATCACGTTCACATCTGGTAGCGGGGTTGGCCGGTTCATACCGGGCTGCGCGAGCTGTATATTCCCGAACTCGCTCGAAATCGAGAGGGCTCTATCTGGGATCCGACTTACCTGCTCGATTAGGTGATACCTGGCCAGCGTCTTAGCGGCCCAGGCGATGTCCGCTGGCGGAGTCTTTTGCACGCCGTGCTCATACGCTACGACGACCTGGCGCCCCGGCTCAGTCCAATTCCAGACGCCGTCGCCGCGGACGATCACCCCGTTCTCTCTCAGCGCTATATCAGCGAGCTGTGACGAGGTCAGGGCCGTGCCCCCCACCGAGGCAGCGAGAAGGGTCCTGGGGAACATCTTCGAGAGCTTGAGATGGTCGGTGCCCGTTCCGTCGAGCACGTCGCGCTCGTACCGGTACACCCATGAGGCCCCTGTGTAGTCGTCGATGACGTCCGAGGCCCAGGTGATCGACTCGACCAAATCGGCTGTAGGGAAGGTCGCTGATTCTCCTGATATCGAATCCATGCTGCGGACCTCGACTGGCGACGTGTAGTAGCCGCCCACGATTTGGTGCTGAGTGGTGAAACTCATCGCCGAACCGAAGGTCGCCGACCAGGTCGCTGTGAGTAGCCCCAGATTGGCCTGTGCGGCTAGGGCATAGGAGAACACACCCGTCGAGCTAGACGTCGTCGACGTCCCCGCTGCGACGACTGTGGCCCCCGCCTCGTCGACGATGCCGACAGTCAGACTCCCCGCACTGGGTCCGGTCAAAGTCTCGTCCGCATAGACGTTGATTGTCAGCGTCTCCGCGCTGTTTCGGAGCACAGATGCCGAGTCGGTCGACGGGACCGCATAGTAAGCCATGAGCGCTCCTCCTAGTCGAGTGACGCGGTCTCGTGGACGTCAGGTGGCGTCGCCGTCTCCTTCCGCCCCCTTTTCTCTCTAGCAGGCTCGGCGACTCCCGTCTTGATGAGATGCTCGGCCTCCTTCTTGTCGCCCCAATCGACGACGTCGCCGGGACCGAACCCGCCCTCCACTGAACTAGCGATCGACTCCAAAATCCTAATCTTCACTGCGTCTCCGATGGTTGTCGGGGCAGCCGGGCCTCCCGTGTGAGAGGCCCGGCTCTGTCCCCTATGGATTGCCTATCTGCGTTATGCCTGCGTCAATCTGCCAAGGCCAGCGTCGTCGACGCCGTCGCAATCCGCCCGCAAGGTGAAGCGGAAAGTGACGAGGCCTTGGTTGAAGGCGTAATCGGCCGACGTCGCCACATCCACTCCGCCCGCTATGCGGACGAAGAACGAAGGCATGTGGCAGAACAGCAGCGCCTTCTTTCCACTCGTCGGAGCGTCGATGTAGCTGTCGGTGACTACCTCGTAGCCAATCAGATTGGCCGGTGTTCCAGCCACGAGGCCCGGCGACCAAATGTACTGCCCGTTCGAGTCGACGAGGAGCCGGATCAGCTTCTCGGCGCCAGGGGACATGATCCACTTGGTCTCTGGGGTCCGGTACTGCGTCGGCAACGTACTCCACACCTCGAAGATGTTGGCCGCAGTAATGGTCGTAGCTGAGGCCGACGTCCCGAAGGAAGTGGTGGCCTCGGCTATGCCCTTAGGTCGGCTAGAGCCTGATCCTGCGGCCACATCCTGAGCGAACGCCCGACCAATGCCAGCTCCGCCAGTGTCAGCCAGGAAGCCTTGCACGTCGAACGCCGAGTCGCTGAGCAGCTCCTGTGAAGCCTGCACCAGGTTGCCGTACTTGTAGGCGCCCAAAGTGACCTGAGCGAAGACCGGGTCGGCCTCAGCGTAGGCGGCACCCTCAGCGACCAAAGCACCAGCGGTGTTGGTGGTCGTCTTCGGGATAAGCAGATCCTCACCCGAGGTCGTGTTCACCACTGTGACGCCAGCTCCGAGGATCTGGCTGCTCGCTTCGAGCTTGGCCATGATGCGATCATACATCGTAGACTGGACAGTGAATCCGCCTGCGGAGCCTGTGCCCGCGGTGAGGTCACGCCGCTCCGACGCCAAAGACTCGAACGACCGGATCTCGTTGTTGGCCAGCTGGC